GGAGGAGAACCTTGTAGTGTATTTCTATATGGCATTGATATCCATAGTCTATTTCTTACAAATGATAATGTTATTTGGTCAGTGTATGCTGAGTTAACTTCATTGTTTAAAATGATTGGTCTGATGCGGGAAAACAAATCTTGAATTCCACTACGGTCATAAAAGAACAAACCATTTGGATAGTCAAAAAAATATACTCCACCACTACCAGCTGTTGCTTGCTGTGGATAATCAATTCCAAGAACAGTTGTAAGTTCTACAAGTTGAAATGAATCCGCGTCATAGCCCATAAGTAAATATACTGCTTTAGGTTTAAATATTAAAAGTTGACCATCAACTATTTGTATACCACGAATACCATCGCCACCTGTAATGATGTCAATGTAATCATCTTGAAACCAATTCTCTGGTGAACTTTCATGTGACCAACGAAGTCTATTTTTATATGCTACACCATTTTCGTAAGTATTAGCTACAAATAATTTATTAGCATGAGCAATTGTTAGTTCTGCGCGAGGCATATAACCACCAACTGGTAATTGGTACGGTTGCCATGTTGGGCCAGATGCAGCAAGAGCCGTTGCATATGTATCGCCTTCTGTCCACTTGTACATTTGTGTTGCGTTGCGACCAAGAGCAAAGTACATGCTCTGTTCCCATTGTGTCATTCCAGCACCGTTTACAGATTTAACAGCAACAGGTGTGCTTGATGCACTATTTAAATATGCAAAATCGCCACCAGAAGAATAATATATTGCACCATCTACAGAACCAGTGTCTTGATAACCAGTTGTTAACATGATTTGTGGAGCACCAGTAAACTTATAGTTATAAAGTCCTTTTGGTTTCCAATCACCACTAAAAGAAATTGCAGTTTCGTTTTTCTTTTGATAGCCGGCACGGGAAAACACACCACCGCGTGGGTCAATTTCTACATTGAGCATCCCCGGTGATTCATTGCCTGACAACTGAAACTGGTCAGCGCGGAAGTTAATACCACCAGTGAAGTCAATAACCTGCGTTACATCAATTACGGCCACTAATTTTTACCAGCCTCTTCCTAATGGATTTGTGCCACTTCCTAATATTTGTATACCGGCACCATAAGGGAAGTTGTATGCTCTATTTGCTGCTCCATTAAGTTGCAATCCACCGCTCATAATTATTGGTTGGTTGCTATTAGGTGAAGTAAGGTTTTCTACATACATACTCATGCCCATATTAAAATGGTCCATGTACACTTTGGCCATTTCAGCATCTTCGTTAAATTGGAAAATACGAGCAAGTGCAAAGTTAATAAGCAACATGGTCATTTCGTTATCTAGATCTACATAATCTTCACTGGTTGATTGCAGTGAAGTTGTTAGCCATGAATAAAATGGTTGACGATAACCACGCATGGTCATCTGGTATCCACCATCAATATTAATTGGTATTGGCCAGAGATAGATTTCATTAGCCCATAGCGACCAGTACGTTGGAATGTTTGGCGTATTGTTTGCGCCAACCCAAATTGATTCTGCTTTAAAGTGGTCAATATAAATTAATTCATTACCCATATCGGTATTATTAACAACGTTGATTACTTCTTTAACTTCTTCAAGCGAATACGCTACTGAGTCTGGGTCTTCGTCTGGAAATGTTGCAATGTATGGAGAAAAAGTTGATAGCAAATTAAATGGATAGTAATAACTTTGCGAGTTGCCTATGGTGTTAAAAGCCCATGTTGATTGGAACCATGGCAACCTAGCATTGGTGGAAACAATTCTTTGGAATCCTTCTTTAAGAAACTGAAGCACTAAGTCTTGGTCAATGTCGTCAACTTCAGGGTCATAACCAATATCTAACTGAGATAAATTTTCTATTAACTGAATTATATAATAAGAATTTATACCAGTAGTTAAGTTTGTAGTTGGTTGTGCCATTTATCTTCCTATTCTTTTAAAGCTTCTTTTTCTTTTCTTTTTAAATGGCCAATGCAAAAGTCTGTTCCTTTTGCTCTAGGTGCACCGCATCTTGTGCTATCGCCATTATCCAATGGTCTCATAAAATGACATGTGTCATATGGGTGAACATAGTCATTGCCACTAGGTGGGGCTGGTTCAGATCCAGGTCTAATGTGGGTTGGCAAGATAGCCTGAACTTCAATGCCAGTTCTTTCAGTATTGATAGTTCCATATGGTTCTGTGCCAGCTAAAGCTTGGCCTTTGTGTGCAAAATCTTTATTCATATTTTAATCCTTCGTAACTTGTTATCTATATACTATACAAAATTTTCCATTTAAAAGGAAATAGCTGGCACTAAGAGAGTTGCCCGAAGGATGACAACCTTTCAACTCTTAGCACCAGCTAAACCTATTTTAACTAGCCGAAGCTAATTAAGCTATTACGCGTCAGCTGACAAGTATCCCTGACGTGAACGGTTGGAGCAAGTAAGCTGACCGTATGCCATTACGAGAGCGTAACGAGCATCCAATCCATTTATTGTTCCCTGTTGGAAGTCAGTGGTTGTGAACCAGTGACCGTTCATACCGGTGAGCTTGAGGTACTTCGTATTGAGGAAGTACATCGAGGCGTTTGAACTCTGGTTGCCAGGCATTGCCAAGTCGTAAACGATTGGGGTCTGCTTGAACATCAAGTTTGTAAAACCAGCATTTGCCTTAGCAACGTCTTGGTAACGAACTTGACCAGTCAACAGTGACTCGTACTTGCTGAACAATGGCTCAGTGGTGATGATGAGGTCTGGAACATCATTACCCTTTGATGCATTGTTGTACACGTTAGCCATGTTTACTGTGCTCAAAGTTGCGTTCTGAATACCCGCTGGAATGGTTGGGTTCCACCAGGATTCAGTTGCTGCATCAATGCCACCAATTGCGGTGTTCAATGAACCAGCGAAACCGCCGATACCATTAAACTGAAGTGGGTTGGTGGTTCCGTCGTTAGAGCTAAGCAGGAAATCGTTGACGACTTTTTTAATCGACATTTCAGCCTGCATAATCTTAGCATTCAACAACTTGATGATTGCTTCGGTGCCACGGTTCTTGGCTTCTTCGATACCGCTTATTGCGATAGAAGCAGCAATCTGCTTCCAGTCGTAAATTGCGGACGTGATGCCATCTTGTGGTGTCAACGAAATTGGGGTGTAGTCTGCATAAGCTGCAGCTGTACCGTTTTCATCGTAAAGGACTGGCTCAACTATTTGAGTACCGCCCTCTTCAACTACCACTCTACCTCTTTCGTTGAGGTGATTCAAAAGAACCAGGTCTTTGAAGATGTTGTCAACCAGCGTTGGCTGGTAATTTTGTAGTGTCGTAGAAAACAGTGCGTTGTAATCTACGGACTGCACGTTTGGTGAAGTCATTTTACTTTCTCCTTATAATGTTAGTGTTTTGGTTTAAAGACCATGAGCTTTTTTAGCTTGCTCAAATGCCTCATATACTGACTTAGGTGCGGAACTTACGTTGACGACAGGTGCTCTTGAAGTTGAACCGCCAGTCACAACTGATGACTGACGTTTTGCGTTAACTCTAGATTGCTCATCGGCCAGTTTTTTACTGGATTCAGAAGCTTTAGAATAAACTTTATCAAAAGCAAGTTGTTTAAAAATTGCTTCTAAATCGGTAGATCCTTTAGCTAGAGCGGTAGCTACAACTTGGTCTGCATTAAAATCTTCACCGTATTTTCCTTGTAAAGATTCAATAGTTCTTTGCAATTCATCCATAGCCTTTTGTTGTTCAAAGGCTGCAATGCGTTGCTCTAAACTACGAAATTGCTTTTCAGCTGGATCCATCCATTGTTCTTCAACTTCTGGTTGGGCCACTACACCGTAGTGTTGCTGTAAAGCCTGCAAGGTGGTTGCTGGGTCTTCCTGCAATGATTGTGCAAGAGCTGCAGCAAATTCAACTTGCTTTCTTTGCTCACTGAGTTCCTGAGTCTTGCGGGTATAATCCGCCTGACGCTGATAACCAGCTAGAGCCTCTTTAATTGGAACTGATACTTCTTCACCATCCACTTGGAGTTTAACGTACTTATCGCCAACCTCTGTGTAGTCAAAAAATTCTAATTCTTCTTGCGGAGTTTCTGCTTGAGCTTCACCTGTTTCATAAACTTGTCCATCTTCGATAATGGGGTCTATTACTTCAGCACTAGCACTAGCATTATTTATTTCTTCATTACTCATTTGGAATCCATCCTTCTAATTGGTTGTTCCTATCTTATGTAAGAAATTTTACATAAATCTTTTTAATTATTGACCGCCACCTAATATTGCAGCTAATAGTTCAGGCGGCAAACTAGCTAATTCAGGCGGTAATCCTTGTCCTGGTGGAACTGCAGCACCTTGTGCAGGAGCCATTCCACCCATTAAAGCAGCCATTAATTCAGGAGGAAGACCTTGTCCACCTTGTTCCGATTGCATTGCAGCCATATCATCTGGGGTCATGCCTGGTGGCATACCTTGCCCTTCTAAGGCCGCCTGGTCAGGTGACATTGGCATACCTTCTGGTAGTCCAGGTGGAGGCGGTGGTGCTTGTAAAAAAGCTCCTGCATTCTTTATACCAAATCCAGTTCCTAAAACATATTCAGCTAATTTCTGCATGTTTACAAGTCCTGCTTGGGCGAATGGTTGCATTGCCGAAACAATTTGAAGTGCCATATCTCTACGGAAAGCTTCATTACGTGGGGCTGTAGATCCAGCTTCAACTGTAAAGTCAAATTCACCAGAGATATAATCTTTATCAAATGTTAACCACACAGGTGCAGCTTCAGTGCCTACGATTCTTACAGTCTGCTCACCAGTTAGGTACTGTTGAGCAAGCATTATAAGATTAGCAGCACATGCAGCTATAGAATTTTCTATATTAACAAGCTTTTCAGCAACTCTAGCATTACCAGCTTCAGCAATAATTGAAGCTTCGCGGGCAGTTCTAGTTGTTTCTGGAATTGCACCACGCTGGTACTCTGAGACGCCTGACACACGGTCAATGTCATTTTGAATTAATGAAGATTGATTATAAAATTCTGGTGGGTTAATCAAGGCCGGCATTGGGACAACAACATTATTTAAATTCTCGTTACCCTTAACAGGAACTATTACGTTGTCATCATCAGAAGACAAAGCCTGTCTACCAAAGTCATCGAATGCTGATTCTTGGAACAACCACTTACGACTATAGCGTTTTCTGTGGTTCATCATCTGTGTACGAGTTTCATTTAATTCGTACTGCAGTGGTTCAATTGCTTCAAGCTCACCCATTGGGTAGAACAAACCAGGGATTTCATAGTTGCGCAACATAATAAAAGGATGGCCAAATACATACGGCATCTTTACTGGTTTAACTAAGAACTTGTCACCAGTGTCTGAGAAGATGCACATTTCACCAGTATCGATATTATAATACTCGTAAATATCGCAGTATGTTTCATCTGGATTTGTGCCAGTTGAATAGGTATTGTTTACAAAAATGTCTCCATATTTTTGTTGTGTAGTTGGTCCAACTTCTTTTCTTGCTGCGGCATCGTAACGGTCATCGTTTCTTACATCTTTCAATGTGCGACGTGTACGTTGTGCAATCCAACGAATATCATTCATATCAGATGCGTCCATATCAACATACATGTCAAATGGATCCACACGTTCTAAGAATGGACGGTCTTCTCTAATAACAAATGTAGACTCTACTTCTCCTGTAGCGCCAGTACCATCTGCTGCTTCGTCTGCTGTATCTTCAATCTTATCAAGCTTTGCTTCTTCAACAAAACGATAACCAGTTTTAACCCAACCATGACCAATAATTAAATAATCTTTAACTGCTCTTTGGAACTCTGGCTGACAACCGTAATGCTGCCACCAATAGTTAATGATTGATTCAGTTACAACAGACTTATCACCATCTTCTGGTTTGCGCGGATTAACATTAATCTTTGGGCGACCAATAGAAACAGCTGGTGCTAATGTATTAATGGTTGAGAATGCAATGTTGACCAAAAGTCTATCGCCATTAGCAGAACCACGATATTGTCTGCCACGATAAAGATTAATTAAACGTTGCCAAAGTTGGTCGTAGTTTTCATTTCTACGCCACAGCATTGAAGAACTTAATCTTTTTCTACATGTATTTAATTTATCTGCGTTACTCTGTCTTGCCATATTAACAATCCCACTTCTTTAATGCCAACGCTTTACGTGTTGGTCTTCCTTTTGCATCCTTCATTGGTCCTGGATTTCCTTCCATCCTAGCGCAAAATGATTTTCTTCTTGCTGCAGATTTTGGTGACTTAGCTGCCTGCTTAGCAGATACTGGTGGCTTTAGATTCATGCCTTGTGCTTTTGCTGATGCGCGGCCTTTAGCATTAAGCCCACCTGTAGGACTCTTACCTTCTTTACGTTGCCATGCAGGAGTCTTAGCCATTATTTCTTTCTCGCAGCTTTCATATTATCAATTAAATTAGGGTAAGGTCTACCTGCTGCTTTAGCAGAAGCTTTTGCTGATGCCTTTTGTGCCGGTGTTAAT